TCCCGGTGCTCAGAACAATGTAAACACTGCTGGTACTTTCGACCCGGACGTTGACTCCAATGGTCGTTGGTCTGTTGAGAAGTTCAAAGGACTTCTTTTCCAGATTGAGAGAGATTGTAACGCGATTGCACAACTCACTCGTCGTGGCAAGGGTAACATGATCATCTGTTCCGCTGACGTGGCTTCCGCGTTGACGATGGCAGGTGTTCTTGACTACACCCCTGCTCTGAACGCTAACCTGAACGTCGATGACACCGGTAACTTGTTTGCTGGTACCATCAACGGCAAGTTGAAGGTCTACATCGACCCTTACTCAGCTAACGTTTCCGACACCCACTACTACGTTGTTGGTTATAAAGGTTCTAGCGCCTATGACGCTGGTCTTTTCTACTGTCCTTACATCCCTCTTCAGATGGTTCGTTCGGTCACTAGCCAAACCTTCCAACCTAACATCGGCTTCAAGACCCGTTATGGTCTTATCGCTAACCCTTATGCTGAAGGTCCTTCAGGTCCGTACAACCAGGGTCTGGGTCGTCTCACCGACAACAGCAACCGTTACTACAGACGCGTTAAGATTGAAAACCTTATGTGATTCATCACTAAGTTTCATATCTTTAGGAGCCTTCGGGCTCCTTTTTTTGTGCGTGTGTGATTAAATAACTGTGTTGAAACTCACACAAACTTATGACTCCGAATGAAAAAGCAACACATGATGTAGTGGAGGAATATTTTGAATGTATTGTGGAATGTAATGTACAAGACAAGGAGTGTATCGAGAAGTGTGTCGTGACCTTAAAGGAAGAGGATAAATATATTTGTTGATATTAGATTGATTATGGACCAATTACCTCCCCCACTCCCAGCACTTTGTATAAGAAGTATAACGGAAGCGGAAACACCGGGTAGATTGCTTCTGGATATGCCATCTCTATGGAGAGATAGTGATGCAATAAACCCTGTAGAGCTTGATGAAAAAACAGTTGATTCTATTATGAGTGAACCCTACAGTGTGCCTATGTGTCCGCCAGGCTGGCCCAATCCACCACAACCGGAGTCATAAATAATGATACTGGTAGTATAAGAATAGAATGGCACTGGAATCACACAATAGATCTTTACCCCCTGACTCTTACTTTACGGGTATCGAAAATAGAAACTTCTTATCCCCAATTGGGTTTAAGTTGTCTGTAGATAAACTTCATGGGGTTGATTTCTTTTGTCAGTCCGCTTCTGTCCCTGCAATCTCTATGGGATCAGCTGATACTGGAACAAGAATTAACAAATTAAGACATCCTGGTGATGAGTTAAACTACGAAGATCTCTTCATTCGTTTCCTCGTGGACGAGAACATGAAGAACTGGTATCAGGTTCATGATTGGATGAGAGAAATCACTACACCAGTTACAACTAAAGAATTCACGTACAATAGAGGCACATATAGGAGTGTGAATGACCCCATTCCTGGCATTATGGATGTGGAAACAGACGAAAAGACAGCTTATATGAGAGGTGACTGGACTAACCAGTGGAAATCAGATGTATCCCTCTTCATTCTTTCCAGTAACTACAGACCTGTTGCTGAGTTTGTCTTTCGTGATGCCTTCCCCATCACTCTGACCACCCTGAACTTCGATGCCGCTGTGCCTGACATCAACTACTTTACAGCTGAGGTCACTATGAGGTATAATTATTTTGATTACTTCATCTACCCAGCTGCCCAGGCAACTGATGCGTCGATGAAACCCAACTACCAAAGAACTTCACTTGGTAGAGAACTGACTAGTAAGTAATGGACCTAGAATCTATCCAACTCATGTGGGGTCGAGATAGTAAGATTGATGATGTTATGTTGGACGAGAGTTCACTGCGAATCCCACAACTACATCATAAGTATCTGACTCTTCACAATGAATACTCTCTTCTTAGTAAGAAGACGAAGCAACAATTAAGAACACTACACCACAGGAAATGGTTGTATTATTCAGGTAAAGAAGTCCCAGAAGATTCTGAACCTTTTCCCTTCAAGGTAATCAAGTCTGACATTCAAAACTGGATTGGTGTTGACGAAGACATCATGAAGACAGAGATGAAGATTGATTACTATGACGTGGTCCTGGACACCCTACGTGATATACTTAAACAGGTACACCAGATGACCTACCACATCAAACAATGTATTGAGTGGAGACGATTTGTTAACGGAGTTTAGTTATGATTGAAACTGCTTTCCTTATGATAGTCCTTAATGGACCTATAACAATCAAGCCTCAGTACCATGGGATGTTTGCAGTCAACACAATACCAACACAGACCGTAAGTGAGTGTGCCGACTATAGTGGGGTCGACCCCTATAACACCAACCACATGAGTGATATAATGAAAGAGTTAGATTTATTGGATTGCTTCTTTTACGATGTCGGAAACCACGAGCACAACATTTACTCGCAATGACCCAAGGTACTTTGAGGTGTATTGCCCCAAAAACTATGACAGGCATAATTACAGAATAGTATTTAAGAATGGTGAGTCAGTTGACTACATCGATTATGCAACCGTGAAACACGAATGGTATAATCACAAAGCTCATGTTAACTACATTGAGGTACTAGACAAGGGTGGAAAAGGCTTCTAAATAGTTAAGTGATATAACTTAATTCGTTAGTGACTGATTGTATTATTTCAAAAAAGAATGAGATTGAAATAACTCTAGAGTGTGAGCAACATATTCTAATGGAACTCCAAGAAGCATTCTCCTTTGATGTGGAGGGTGCTTCTTTTTCGCCTGCATATCGAAAGAAGTTTTGGGATGGTCGTATTCGTTTGTTGAGTACACATACCAAAACACTACCTGCTGGTTTAACTTATCAGTTGTGTAGGTGGTTAGATCGTCATGGGTATAGTTGGGACTTTGAGAATAATAAGTTCTATGGAACACCCTATGAAATGGATCAGAGGGTCTTCTATGAGGGGGTGGAGTTGTTTATGAATAAGATATCCTCTGTGAAACCCAGAGAGTATCAGGTGGAAACGGTATTCCATGCACTAAAAGAATACAGAAAGACTATTCTGTCACCTACTGGGTCTGGTAAGTCACTGATGATTTACGCTATTGCCCGATATATCAAGTCAATTGGTAAGAGAACGATTGTTATTGTTCCTTCTAAGGGTCTGGTAGAACAGATGTATAAAGACTTCCTAGACTACGGTTGGGGAGAAGAAAACCTTCATAAGATTTATCAAGGTCATACTATAGAGACTACAGCCCCTGTTACCATAACCACCTGGCAGTCCGTGTATGGACTAGACAAGAAGTGGTTTAGGCAGTTTGATTGTGTGATAGGTGATGAGTGTCACAACTTCAAGGCGAAGTGTCTTGGTGGTATTATGAAGAAGATGCCCGATGTGAAGTGGAGATATGGTTTCACAGGTACATTGGATGGAAAGAATGTACATAAACTTATCCTTGAGGGTCACTTCGGTCCTGTGTATAAGACCACTACCTCTAGTGACTTGATGGAGAAGGGTTTCCTTGCTAAGTTGATGGTGGAAGTTATTCAACTTAAGCATCCTTCTGAGAAATTCGATAACTATAACGAAGAACTTGAATTCATTGGTAACTTAAATCAAAGAAATAAATTTATCTGTAACCTCGCAAAGTCTTTGGAAGGTAATGTATTGATTCTCTTCACCAGAGTGGAGGGTCATGGTATACCAATGTATGAGATGATGGGTGATATGACCCAGAGACCGGTCCATTTAATTTACGGAGATACTGATGTCAAAGTTAGGGAAGAGGTTCGTCAAATTTCTGAGATTAGTGACTCTAACATTATTTTTGGCTCTTACGGTACAATGTCTACTGGTGTTAACATCAAAAATCTCCATCATGTCATTTTTGCTTCTCCTTCTAAGTCTAGGATACGTGTATTACAAAGCATCGGAAGGGGTCTGAGGAAGGCAAAGGGTAAGGATAAAGCTATGTTATATGATATTGCTGATGACTTCAGACAGGATCATGGAAAGAATAACTTCACTCTTAACCACTTGGCTGAGAGGATTAAATACTATGTTGAAGAAGACTTCGAGTATAGGGTGACTACAGTTCCCATAAATAACAAGGTAGGATTATTTGACAGCACTTATGTTTGACAACTTTCACGCCACAATCAAATTGATTACTGGCGAAGAAGTTCTTGCTCGTGTACTACCTACTCAAGAAAAGGGAAATGATTTTTTCGTCCTAAACAATCCAATCATCATCGCTGAAGAGACCCACATTAATGCCGAAAAAGGAGTCGCCATTTCTGGCATGATTCCTAAGAAGTGGTTGATGTTTGCCAATGACGACACAACTATAGTAAACAAAACTCATGTCGTCTCAATGTCAGAATTGGATAAGTTTGGTATTGACTTTTATAAGAAAGCTTTAATAGCAGCTAAAGCTGCCAGTCCCATTAAGAGAAAAGTAGAGAGTAAGAACAACTCAGGATATATTGGTATGATTAATAGTTTCAGAGATGACTTAGAAGATATATTCAAGGGCTCTTATGATGTCCCAGAAGCTTAACTATGTTATCTTTTCGTTGACACTACAAGTATAACACTTTTACCCAGGTGTGTCAAGTACACATTCTGGGTTTCTTTGATTATAATAACACCATAACAGATATTCTTATGAACACAACACTAAAGCCAAAGAGAAGAAAGAACAACTTCATTGATAACAAGGAGTTCTATGCTGCTATGATTGAGTATAGAAGGTCAGTTGATGCTGCCAAAGAAACTGGCGCCTCAAAGCCACAGATTCCCCGGTATATTGGTAAGTGTTTCCTTGACATTGCCGAACACCTTTCAATGAGACCAAACTTTTCTAACTACATGTATCGCCAGGATATGGTGATGGATGCTGTAGAAAATTGTGTCATCTATTGTTACAACTTTGACCCAGAGAAGTCTAAGAATCCCTTCTCTTATTTCACACAAGTATGTTGGTACGCCTTTATCCGTCGTATCGGAAAGGAAAAGAGACAGATTGATATCTGTGACAAGATTATTTCTAAGTCTGGCTTTGAGGAGTTCTTTACTGGTGACCAACTTGGTACTAGTTCTGATTTCAATTCTATCAAAGATGTAGTGGACCAGAAACGACATGGAAGATAAATAACTGAAAAGTATATGGATCCCCTTAACGAACTATGGTCTCTGTATGAGGAAGTGATGGAGAAGCCTCCTCTTCAAGATGAGGCACCCGTCACTGTTGATACACCAGAAGACCAAGATTACGAACATCCGGTTTCACAGGATAGACGTAAGGTAGATGTTGCTCGTGCTTCCGGTATGGAACCAGAGGTAGCCCACGAACAGATTTATGGTGAAGTAGATACCGGTGACTCTAACTCCAAGGCACAACTTGCTGCCACCCTGGGTAGAGTCCAAAACGATGGTGCCAGGAAAGGTATTAAAATCGAAAAGGATAAAGACTTCAAGTCTCTTCTCGCTCAGGATGATGAGTTAGGACAGAAGGATGCCGTTACTCCTGACGATATGAGAACTCCACAACAGAAAGAAGTTCCTAACGCTCTTCAACAACCAGCTGGTATGTCAAACACTATTGACGCCAACGAAGAATACGACTATAATGAGGATGTAGCATTCTTACAAAAGTATGGACGAGCTTGACTTTAAACCTGTGTATGGGACTGTAGATTTTTATGCGAATCAGTTTGCTGATATTATTGCAGACATTCAACACACCTCACCTGAAATGAGCGATAACCTAATTGCTGGTTTCAAGCGAGCAATCTCAGAATGGCGTGAGTATCATGTCAATCAAATTGTAGAACTTGACAGGGTTAGTCAGAATTTGGACACAAAAGGCTTCCAACAACTTGAAAGCTTTGATAATTAATTATGTCCAACAATAAAGTTGCGATTATTACGGATACTCACTTCGGTGTTCGTAAAGGTAACCAAATATTTCACGACTATTTCAAGAGGTTTTATGAAGACACCTTCTTTCCCGCTGTTGATAATCGGTCTATTGATACCGTGGTGCATCTCGGCGATGTATTTGACGTCAGGAAGGGTATTGACTATTGGTCACTGAACTGGGCTAAAGAAAACTTCTTCCAGCCCCTCTACGATAGAGGTATCAAAGTACACATCATTGTTGGTAACCACGATATCTTCTATAAACAAAACTTATCTCTCAACTCTCCTAAACTTAATCTCGGAGAGTTTGGTAACATTGAAGTTACGGACAGACCACGGACTTCAGTTATTTCTGGTGTTCCTGTCTTCGAGGTGCCTTGGTTATGTGAAGGGAATGCAGAAGAGTTTGCTGAGGAATTAGAGAAGACACCTGCCTCATTATCATGGGGTCACTTGGAGTTGGCTGGATTTTATGCCAATAAAGATTACCAGTGCCAACATGGCACAGATGCTAAGATATTCTCCAGGTTTGACCGGGTGTTTTCTGGGCACTTTCATAAGAAGAATTCCTCTGGTAATATTACTTATTTGGGAAACCCTTATCAGTTGTATTGGAATGATGAGGGAGAAACTCGTGGGTTTCATATCTTTGATATGAAGAGCCAGGAACTGGAGTTTATTAAGAATCCATATAGTATGTTTCATAAGGTCTATTATAATGAGGACAAGAAGAAACTATTCAACCCCACTAAGTTTAAAGAAACTTATGTCAAGTTGATTGTAGAAGGTAAGTCAACTCCAGCCAAACTCAATAGAGTTGTCGATAGCCTGTATGATGTTAATATTCACGACCTTAAGATTATTGAGAACAGAGATGTCCTCATTGACGATGATATAGAAGTTGAAGCTGAGGACACTTTGACCACACTAACTAATTATGTCAACGCCCTAGATGACGTTAATAAAGAAAACATTATTGATATTTTCAAATCCCTTTATGTTGAATCTCAGGAGGTATAATGTACATCCTCACTCAGAAAGAAGATAGTTTAGATTCTGGTGTTTATGCTGGCTTAGATGATGATGGTGATTACATTGTTCAATTCTTTGTTGACAAAGACGACGCTATCACTTATACTACACTGCTAGAGGCTGTCGGTCAGACTCTATTCATTACCCAAACAGACACTGACACTATGTCTAAACTGTGCTCTGTTCTTGGTTATGCTTATAATATTATACAACCTGGTGAAATCATTTTCCCCAGACTTGAAACCATGATGAATGACTTGTGATTGTATTCAAATCCTTAACTTTTCAAAACTTTCTTTCGGTCGGCAACTATCCAGTAACAATTCAGTTAGATGATAGTAAGACCACTCTGGTACATGGAACAAATGGTAGTGGTAAATCAACCATCCTTGATGTCCTAACCTACACTCTTTTCAATCGCCCCTTTCGTAGGGTAAATCTACCTCAACTTCTGAACTCTCAGAATAAAAAGGGTCTCCTTACAGAAGTTAAGTTTACCATTGGTAGGGACGAGTTTATTGTCACCCGTGGTATGAAGCCAAAAGTCTTCACCATTGAGAAGAATGGCAAGGAACTTGACGCAAAGGCAGCAGATAAAGACAACCAGGCACACCTGGAACAGAACATCCTGAAACTAACCTACAAGAGTTTCTGTCAGGTTGTTATCCTAGGTAGTTCGAATTATATTCCCTTTATGCAATTGAGCACCATTGGTCGTAGAGAGTGCGTAGAAGACTTCCTTGATATCAAAGTATTCTCTACTATGTCAATCCTTGCCAAAGACCGCCTGAGGGGGGTTAAGGACTCCCTGACACACTTGAAGAATGATATGAGTACTTTGATATACAAGATTGAAGTACAGAATGACAGAATCAAGGAGATGAATGACCGACAGAATGATGATACTAAGGAGTTGGAGAGTGTCATTGACACTTGTTCGAGAGAGATTGATAAGAAATTGAAACTGATTAGTGGTGTTCAGTCACATGAACATGATGTGAGGGGTCTCTATAACCAGGTGATGTCTAAGAAACCAGATAAGAAGATGAAAGAACTTCAAAAGATTATCACCAAGTTTGAGACTAAGATTGAAGCACTGACAAAAGATTCTGCCTTCTATGAAGACAATGATAGTTGCCCTGTTTGTAAGCAGGATATCGAGTATGCAACTAAACAACTCATCATCTCTGGTAATATTAACGAGTCTAATAAACTAGTTGGGGCATCAAAGGAAGCATCGTCCCACATGGAAGAGTTTGAGAGTGATATGAGAGTTGCTAAAAGTCGACTCGATCATATCGATTCACTTCAGAAATCTATCTTTGAATACGAGACAGAGGTTCGTGCCCTGGAGAAGGAAGTCAAGTCAGCAAGAGATAAACTTGACGGACTTCAGATTGACACATCTTCTATTGATAAGGAAGAAGGTAAGTTGGAAGTCCTGAAAGACCAAGCCAAAGATATGAAGAAGAGATATGATGACCTTTCTGTTAATGTAAAGGACTACGAGATAGTAGTCAGTCTCTTGAAAGACAATGGTATTAAGTCACAGATTGTCAAGAAGTATCTACCTGTGATGAATAAGTGTATTCGTAACTACCTGACACAACTGGATTTATCCATTCACTTCACTCTTGATGAGGAGTTTAACGAGAGTGTTTCTTCACCACTGCACCAGAATTTCTCTTATGCCTCATTCTCTGAGGGTCAGAAGGCTCGTATTGACTTGGCTTTGATGCTGACTTGGAGAGAAATTGGTAAGATGAAAAACTCTGTCACCACTAATCTCTTGATGCTTGATGAGGTTTTCTCTTCTTCATTGGATGATGTAGGTAAGGAATGTCTTCTCACCATTCTCCGTTATCGTTTAGATGACAATCAGAGGGTGGTAGTAGTAGACCACACCCTCTCTGAGGCATTCAAAGACAAGTTTGATAATAGTATTGAAGTATCACGAACTAAGGGATTTAGTAGGTATAATTAACCACCAGTTAAGATATTTCCCCAGCCTTGAGCCACGGCAGTACATCCAGCAACTTTGTCTGTGATTCTACCTGCCCCTACTCCATTGACATACACACTCTTAGAGCCTTTTGCGATAGGCATTGAGTGAGTCTTGTCACAATCACCACCATATTTGTGAGGTGAGTTAACATCTCCCATCCTACTCCATGGTATTCCGAATAGGTATACCGTCTTGGAACCTTTTAATCTTACGGGTATTTGACAATCGTGAAATATGTCCTTATGCCCGATGACGCATGATGGTAATCCCATTATTCAGCACCTGTAATCATATTCTTAATGTTACCTAATAACTGAGTTTTTCTCTCTTCATTGACAGAGACAACATCTGCGTTTTCTTGTTGTACCTTTTCAATTGAGGCAATCTCATCTTCATAATCTTTCTGGGTT